TATTTCCGATAACGTTTAATTATCGGAAATAGGTAATGTGTAAATGCTTGAAAGCGCCTAACAGTTATCCGACGTGAGCTGGCGTCGGATAGCGTGGCGGGGGTAGCGGAACGCGGAGCGTGGATTTTGGCGTATAATTGATATGTTCGCCACCATAAGGGGAGATTTGGGGGGTCATGTTGAAAAAAAAAATAAAAATAAAAGTCGTGGCGGCGTGGCGTCGTGGCGTTTTGTTGTATACCAACGGTTCTAGCTGTTTTGACAAAAAGACGCCGTGGCGAATCGTTGGTATTGGCTCGTGTTCGCTTGGCGTTCTCATCATTTTACGCCATTTACATTAAAAAGTGTTGATTTCATTGGATTTACACCTGGCCTGCTACGCGACCCCCTTTTTTATTTTTTAAAACTAATTGACCCCCTAAAATTCCCCTTATATAAAATAAACACAATGCAAATAAAGGATTATAAAAGAATTAGATTACATTGGATTGATATTTTAGGTGATACAGCTTGGGCTGATCAAAATGAATTTAATGAAATGGAATGTAGTACTTGTGTAAGTGATGGATATTTATTTTATTCAGATCAAGACAAGTTAATGACTTTTGCATCATATGAAGCTGAAGACGGTGAAATAATAAGTTTTGGAGATAGAAATGTATATCCTATTGGATGTGTTAAAAAAATTGAATACTTATAGTTGTATTAATAAAACAACTTTTGGTTGTTTATTATTAAAAGATTGTAAATGTGATAAAAATAAATATTGACATAATATCCCATGTTAATATAAATTCGAATCACTAACAAAAAAGAAAGAAAAATAAAATGGTTAAAAAAGTAACAGATAAAGAATGGTCAGAATATCATAATTCAAAAATTAATTTGAAAGATGCTTTAGAAAAACATCTTGAGAATATAGATAAAGTTTTTATTTATGATAACACTAATAATGATGGTGATTACGAATGCGAAATGGAATCTCAAGGCACAAGTCTTATGAGAGAAATTTTAGCTAAAGTAACAGCATGGAAAAAAAGTTATGATGAAAACGTAAGAATAAATAATGAAAGGAAAATAATATGACACAAACACCATTTATCTTTAGACCAGAAGATGAAAATAAAAAGATATATGTAGTTAAGCAAGAATACATATTGACTGTTGAGCAATATGTTAAAGCAGACAATGAAGATGAAGCTTTCAATACTTATTTAACTCATGGAGGAATTAAGTATGAAGACATCGGTAAACATTTAACAAATGAAAAGTTTGATGAATGTGAAACAGAAGTTATTGACATTGATAGTCCCGACACTAAAGTTAAATATGTTGGAACTGTTTGTCGTATATCTAAAGATGATCCTTATGATTTAGAATGTCAGGACATTGAAACAGAATACAAAGACAATGTAGTAGCTTTTAACAAAACATTTGGGAGACACGCATGAATAAAAATAAAAAATCTTCTATGCAAAAACCTTTATTAAATCAAGATATCTATAAAGATTTAAATTATGATATCATTAATAAATGTAGAGATGCTTTAATTGTTTCTTTTGAATCAATATCAAAAGAAGAAAATTTTACTTATGCTGAATTTACTAAAAGAGTAAATAATCATAAGAAAATATTAGACATGTTTGAAACTAACGTTAAAAACTTATGGAGTTAATATGAAAATAAATAACTTAGAAGATTTAGCTAATCATATTATAGATGATTGGAGAAGTGGTTCATATTGTGGTGGATATAATGGTGAAGAATGTTTGCTAGGCGGTAGACAAATGGCAGAAATTTTTATTGATCAAGCACGCAAAAAATTAGCTGGTGAAGAAGAAGCTGAAATAATGTGGCATGCTGAACGTATAGAAGAATATGTTGAAGAAATGGCTAGTAAATGGAGTTCATACGATTAAAATGATACCTTTTCCTAAAAAGAAATATCAAATCATTTATGCTGATCCTCCTTGGAGTTACAAAGAGAATTGGGGAAATGGAGCTGTTCATCATCATTACGATACAATGAACTTTAAAAACATTAAAGATTTACCAGTTCAAAATATATCTGATAATAATTGTCATTTATATTTATGGTATACAAATTCTTTTGTTAGAGAAGCTCATGAATTATGTGATGCGTGGGGGTTTAAATATAAACAAACATTAACTTGGGTAAAATTATATAGTAATTTAAATAAAGAAATGGGTTTAGGTTATTATTTTAGAGGAGCAACAGAACATATTCTTTTTGCTGTCAAAGGAAAATTACCAAGATTAAAAAAAAATATTATTAATGTTGTTGATGAAGGGCAAGCTGTTTATGAAGTTAATTCAAGAAAACATTCTGAAAAACCAAATGTATTTAAAGACATAATTGTTTCTCATAGTGGAGACTTACCTAGAATTGAATTATTCGCTAGACAAAAAACTAAAGGTTGGGACGTTTGGGGAAATGAAGTTTAATATGACTGATTGGAAAAAAGAATGGTTAGATATGCCTGAGTTTAAACAACAAAAGAAAGAAGCTCATGCAAAAATAATTATTCGTTTTGATAATGAAAATGATTTGCAAGAATTTTCTAAACTTATAGGTCAACCTCTAACTAATAAAACTAAAAGTATTTGGTATCCAAAATTAATTAGAGGTTTGAATTCAAATAAAAGATATGTAGATGAATCCTAAGTATCCGGTTTATGTAATATCTAAAAATAGATCTGATAGACTTTTAACAATTAGAGAACTTGAATTAATGCAAGTTCCTTATAGTTTGGTTATTGAACCACAAGAATACAATCAATACGCTGAAAAAATAAACAAATCTAAAATTATTGTATTGCCGTTTGGAAATTTAAATCAAGGATCTATTCCCGCACGCAATTTTGTTTGGGAACATTCTATTTCTAAAGGACATGAGAGACATTGGATACTTGATGATAATATTGAGGGGTTTCATAGATTAAATCATAATATGAAACCAAAGGTAACTTCAGGAACTATATTTAAGTGTGCTGAAGATTTCACAGAACGTTATACTAATGTAGCTTTATCTGGTTTTAATTATTATAGTTTTTGTAAGACAACAGATAAGGTTCCGCCTTATTATTTAAACACAAGGATATATTCTTGCATATTAATAGATAATAAAATTCCATATCGTTGGAGAGGAATCTACAACGAAGATACTGATTTAAGTATTAGAGTTTTAAAAGATGGTTTATGCACTATTCTATTTAATGCTTTTCTTGCAGGTAAAGTTACTACAATGAGAATGAAAGGTGGCAACACAGACGAATTATATAAAAATGATGGTAGAAAGAAAATGGCTTTATCATTACAGGAACAGCACCCAGATATAGTTAAAGTTGTTTGGAAGTTTAACCGTTGGCACCATCAAGTTGATTACAGCAAGTTTAAAGCTAATAAATTAATTAGAAAACCTTTATTAAACTTATCTAATGAAGTTAATAATTACGGAATGAAATTGGTAACAATCTAATGGACTACGAATTTACTCTTGTTCTATTTGTTCTATATTTTCTGTCTCAGGTTTTGATTTCGTTTCTTTAACTGATTCAAAATCGGCTTCAACAAGTAATCCTCTGTGATCTTCTAATATTTGTTTCATTTTAGCTTCTAATTCAGCTGGTGTTAATGAGTCAACGCTCCCGTATTTAATAATCTTCTGATCTATATATAATCCTGCAGCTTTACCTCTAGCAACTTCCGCATTGATTGCTGCACTCCACGCTCCCTTATTTCTAGATTCTTCCCTAAGTTTTGCAAGTTCGCTTATATGGTTCTCAAATGTAACTTCGTATTTCTGTTGGACTTCTTCTCTAAGTTCGCCAATGTATTTAGCAAGTAATGGAAACTTTCTAGGATTACGTAATTCAGAAGCTGTTATTCTAGCTCTGTCTTCTTCGTATCCTGCTTGTCTTGCGCATTCAGTTGCTGTTAGTCTACCTTCATTGTAAACTAGTAGTTCAGCAAATTTTATTTGCATCGGAGTTAATTGTTTTGGAACACCCATATATTGACAAATATCGTAACAATGAGTATATGTCAATCGGGGCTGGCTTACGAGAAGATGAAAGATTTTTGCCTTCAGATACTGAGCCCCATTTAAAAAGGTATGATCAATAGTAAAACATTATTAGACGTATTATCTAGACTTCTTAAAAAATCAGAAGCCGCTTCTAATGCAAGGATCCAGGTCCAAATGCCTAACGGCGATCTTCATGACATTACAGAAATTAAATTAATGGAAAACATGGTTATTGGACAACTTGAAACTCATAGATTGGTATTAAAAACAGAACCTCAAAGACATAAAATGTCTAAAGTTATAAGATCAAATCAAATTGTATAGGTTACGTTGAAACCAGAATCTAAATTTTGGAAAGAAGTTAAGAAAAATACTCCTAAAATTTCTTGGACTAGACTTGAATCTTGGGCTTCTTTTGGCGTTCCAGATCTATTAGGATACCACGAATCTTGTGGTTTCTTTATGGTTGAGCTCAAAGTAGCTACAGGTAACAAAATAAGACTTTCACCACATCAAATTATGTTTCATACGATACATTCTAAACGCAATTTTATCTTAGTAAAAGCCGACGCTCCGCGTTCCATAAAACTTTATGAGAGTTCCGAAATACACAATCTACGATCCGATATCCGGAAAGCCAAAATTTGCGCCCAGGCGGGTAATTGGCCAGACATACAGTCCAAACTATTAGGGGAAAGTTAAAAGCCGTTAACTAACTACCAACGGCTTTTAATCTTCCGCGATTCGCGGTACTTCTTGTCGAAGTCGTCCTTATCGTTAATGTCTTTGCTGATTGCGTACCAACAGAACAGCACGGCCACAAGCAACGACAAGCAAACACCGGACATAATGAACGCGTAAAGGTTTTCTAATATATCAATCATTAAGCTGCCTTTCTGTTTTGTTTAGGTTCAAAGCTAAGAATAACATTAGCCATAAAATCAAAGTAATTTTCTTGTACTTTTGATTTTAAACTGTCGCTAGCGTTGGCGTCTAAAGAACCCATGTCAACGGCTAATTTAATTATATCCTCATAATAAAATGGAATGTCCAAAGCTAAACCAGATAACCATTCAGCCATGGCTTTATATTTTCCCATTCTTTCAACGTTCCATTTATATTCAGAATAAAAACGATCAAAGATATAATTAATCTTATCTTGCTCCGTTTTTAATATATTCCCGTTGTTGTCTAATTCAATACAATCAAGAATATAGTTTTTGTAGTTTTGTTTGTACTTTGTATGATGTAGCTTCATTGTCTTCTCTCCTTGTTTAGTTGTTAGTTATTACATCAGCTTACATAACAAGGTTAACTGATACTTAACAGAATATCCCATAACAACAATAAGTCAACAATAAATATTTCTAAACGAATCACGATCCGAGATCAACGAACCGCGATAAGTCAATGCGACATATTGTCGCAGGCTTCGCCCGGCTTATACAACCTACGGTTGTAAGCGTAGGCGTGCGGTATCCTACCAAGATATAATCAATTCTTATTCTGATTAGTATTAGTATCTTCTCAAACCTGTAATAGAATATCCCATACTATTAATAATAAGTCAAACGATATACCTGCGACATAGTGTCGCAGGCAATACAACTATAGGTTGTGCGGCCCGGCTTCGCCGGGTTCCCGGAGCTTTAAAATTTCCAGGCCGAATAAAAACTCCTGGCGCTTCGCGCTTCGCGGTTTGATGCACACGGAACGCGGTAAGTCAATGCGACAAATTGTCGCACCCGGTTCCCGGGCTTCGCCCGGCTGTGATGATTGTGCAACGGTGTTGCTCTAACGCAACATACAACTCTAGGTTGTGCGCCCGGCTTCGCCGGGATCCCGGAGCAGGTGAACCGCTGTTGCGGTTCACTCCCATCGCTCCGCGGATAGCGGTGCTGTTGCACCGCCCACCCCGCGTCGCGGCTCGGGCTACTGCGCCGCTGTTGCGGCGCGACGCCCGGCTTTGATCCCATTGCTATCCGTAATCGGATTCGATTTAGAAAGTCGAAAGATCTTGCTCCCCCCAGGGGGCAATCCTGGAAAAAGGGGACCCAAGACTTACCCCTAAAACCGGGTTTTAGACATAGGGGGGAGGTAAAATCGTTTTAATAATAAATATTGATATTGCCAAAAAATTTTATAAAAATTTTTACGGGTGGCTTTTTTGCAATAGAAATGTTAAATAATTATAGGTGTGAATATACTATGTCAAAAGAATTAGAATTATTAAATAAACTTCCTCCTGATGCACGTAAGGAGTACATGAAGTATGCTATTTCTCTTTCTGAAAAAAGAGAACAAGAAAAAGTAAATAATGATTTCCTTTCTTTTGTAAAAGCAGTATGGCCAGATTTTGTAGAAGGTAAACATCATAAAAAAATTGCTGAACAATTTAATAAACTTGCAGAAGGAAAGATTAATAGATTAATTATTAATATGCCACCCAGACATACCAAGTCTGAGTTTGCATCATTCTTACTTCCTGCATGGATGATAGGTAGACAACCTAAATTAAAAATTATTCAAACAACCCATACTACAGAACTTGCAGTTAGATTTGGTAGAAAAGCAAAACATTTAATTGATAGCCAAGATTATAAAAAATTTTTTAAAACTACACTAAGAGAAGATTCACAAGCCGCGGGCCGATGGGAAACGGATCAAGGTGGTGAATACTTTGCAGCCGGTGTAGGTGGGGCAATCACAGGTCGAGGTGCGGATTTATTAATTATAGATGATCCACACTCTGAACAAGATGCTATGAATCCCGAAGCGTTGGAACGTGCTTATGAATGGTATACTTCTGGTCCAAGACAGCGATTACAGCCGGGTGGTAAAATAGTTGTGGTTATGACACGTTGGTCGTTGAAAGATCTTACCGGAGCGTTGATCGGGGCTCAGAAA